CATAGAGATAGATTCAGATGATGAAGTAGAAGAACCTAAAGGTACTGTATGTACCGACAAACACGCATTATACATAACTAAATAAGGAGAGTTATTATGTGTTGTTCACGTAGAACTACTAAGGTTGATTCCCTGCGTAATGTCAGGGGTGTAAAGAGTGCGAAGAAGATTGGTAACAATACGTTTGAGGTAATCTACAAGGATGGATGTAAGGCTATTAGACTGCACCGTACTGACGTGGTTACTTTCAGAAGAGATGGTTCATGTATCCTTAATTCAGATGGTTGGGAGACACGTACCACTAAGGATCGTATGTGTAAGTACGCTCCTGTTTGGGTGTATCAGGTTGATTCTATCTGGTACATAAAGCAGAAGAATAGTAAATTCCCACAGAAGGGTGAACCTGTTAGGTACTACGACTACATGGTTATAGATTCATGTGGTACATACCAGCATTCAAGAGAACAACTACACAACCATGAGAAAGGAGGACTAGAACTATGTTAGATAACGAATCAATAGAGTCTTATAAGGCTCAACAGATGCGTACTTTCCTAGAGTTCTGGATAAAACTATGTCCAGACCATAGGATTTCTATACGTGATGGAGTCTTTAGTGGCTCTGGTTTATGTATAGAATTTTCTGATTCATTTGCTGAGAAGATAAGGTTTAATTCCCCTGCGATACAGGAGATTACCAAGACTACTGTATATCACGGATCAGATGAACAAGTAGACGACTATAAAAGGAGGGCAGAGGTAGCAGATAGGGAACGTGTGTTGGAGGTACAGTTAGAGTGCGATCAACTACGTGCTAAAGCAGATGCCTTTGATAATATTACACGTCATCAGGAGGGTATGGATAAGCATGATGTTAATAACATATTCCCGTATCCATGTCCAGAAAAACTAGAACCAAATGAAGGTTAGTTATACGTTACCCAAGAAGCCAGTAATAGGTCAGAGGTTACTTGACTACGAAATATATAAGATCACACCTACTGAATTGTATGTTGTGAGCGTGGTTAATTCCCAGACTAAGGTGTTTAGTTACAAGGTAAGGGAGAGTCGGGAGGATCTACACTCTCCTTAGTAGCCAGACCCATGCTGACAGGGGCTATAAATGCCTGCTATGCTCAACACATTACCTGCACCGAGGGGTTATTCCCTTTCATTTGGTACGTGTTGCGTCAACCCCGTACTGTAGATTCTCCTTGCGTGTTGGTGCGTAAGACGGACTAATAGTGGGAAGTCAGCACCTTATTAATTCCCATAGGACATTTGCAGTACCGATGATGTCCTATAGAAAGGAGAGCTATGCCATACAAGGATGAGGAGTTTAGGAAAGCATACAGTAGGGCTAACAACAAGCTCTACTACATGAAGAATAGGGCGAAGCAAATAGAGAAACGCAGGGTATATCGTGAAGCTAATCGTGATGTAATTCGCCAAGCTAAACGTGATGAGAACAAGAGGAACGTAGCATTGGTACGTTTCTATTCGGCTAGAAGAAAACGTAGCATGAAGAATGGTTCTACCATAAGGGACTTGGATCGTGGTGCAGGTGTGATGAAGGTATACCAGAGAGCTAAAGAATTAACTAAGCAAACAGGTATCAAACACGTGGTTGACCACATAATTCCCTTGCATCACAAGAAAGTTTGTGGGTTGCACGTTCCATGTAACCTACGTGTTATGACTGAGCATGAGAACAATATTAAAAACAATAGTTTCTAACACAAGGAGAATGTATGGACAGCGTTAAAACAGAAGGCTTTATAGGTACGTTGGATGATTTAATTAGTCGTTGGTATCAATGGAGGTTTGGTAAAAAACGTACAGAAAAATTCTTAGATGATTCCCAGCTACAGATATTTATAGGTGATGTGTATGACTATAGCTATTACTGTTTCTCTAAGTCTGACCAAGCAGCTATGAGTGAGAAGAGGTTAGCAGACAGAGATGTAGAGGATGAAATGAATAAAAAGAATCATAAGTTAAAGCAACCTACGTTAACCCTTATGCAAGGAGGTAAGAACGATGACGATGAAACAATTAATTAACGTGATGGATTTAAACTTAAGGTTACGTGCTTTACGTGAGGAGTTTCAATCAGCTAGACCATTACTACCAGAAGAAACACGTGACTTTACTTACGATAAACCTACCTATTCTAAAGGGCGTAACACAGTACAATGGAATAGGGTAACAGAGAGGGTTAAGGTAAGGCTTAGAGAGTTCGGTATTCCTACAGTAGAAGCAAGGATACATGAGTTGTGTGATGAAATGAGTGAGATTAAACAACAGATATATGATTTAGGAGATGTGCCAGAAGGGTGGGATAGGGTTAATTCTAATGAGCGAGAGGAGGAACATGGTTAAGTTTATATTAGTACTATTGTTATTCATGCAGGTTGGATGTAGTGGTCTTGCTACGTTTACAATGGTAACAGCAGGTACGTTTTCAGGAGAAGTATTACATGATGTAGTAGAGGATTATCTTGAGGATAAGGAGGAAAATGCAGAGAAGAAATAGCTCACATGGTTTGGTAAAAAAATACAAGCCTAATAAACAAACGGGTAAGCTGGAATTGGTAGAGTTTATAGACCCATTCGATACTATAACCCCTGCTAATATCCCGTTTAGAAACTACCATTACAAGTATAGAAAAGGAGGTAAGAAGAATGAGTAGGATGTACTTGATTGTATTAGTGTTAGTAGCATCTATGGTTACATATACTATTTGGTATGTCAGTAGTAAAAATGCGGAGGTACTGACTAATAGAATTGATGGTTACGGTGTAGCAGGTAAGACATTGGTTGATGATAAAGAATGGAGGTATATCCCATGTACTCCTACTATTGAGTCTTGTGGTAGGCGTGAATGATTTGGATAGAACTATTACTTAGTATTACAACACTCATAGGCATACGTTTATTCGGACAGGGTAGGCGTATCGGTGCGGTGACGTGTGTCTTGAGTAACTTTGGTTGGCTCAGTATGTGGATATATACCAAGCAGTATGGATTTATTCCCGTAGATTTTGGCTTGATGTTTATATACTGGGAACGCCTGTATTCCCATATGAAAGGAGGACATAGTGCCAGCAGCACCAATGAAACGTGGTAGAAAAATGAGAACCCAACCTACTGAGAGAGATAAGAATATCCTTAAGCAAATTGCAGAGGGTATGAGTCTTACTGAGCTAGGTAAATACTGGGGAGTATCTCGACAACGTATCCATCAGATACGTAATAGGTGGTCTTATGGTAGGTACAAAGGCTACAAACCGTCTATCGTGGTAGAGGAAACTCACACGTGGACATCACAATCAGAATAGGAGAATCATTATGTCACTAATGTTACACTGCGGAGCAAGCGAAGTAAAGTTACATGAGTTGAAGGACATTCCCGTAACACCAAGAGTTTATAGTTACATTGGGAAAGATGGCAAGCCTAGAGTTAAGGCAAGATCAGAGCGTTGGGAAGGCATACAACACCATGACTTTGCTGATGCTGTGTTAAGTGCAGCAGCAGAGAAGGGTATGCCAGTAGATCATCAACGCACAAGATGGGGAGTAAGTGAGAATGGTGCTGATCTATTTGGCTACGTCAAGTTTCATACAGAAATAAATGGTAGACCTACCATACTCTCCCAACACGTTACCAATGAGGTAGAACCTGCTATGGGTTTGCGTCATTCCAATCTTAGTCTGTTTGCAGCCAAGGCTACTGTAGGTGGTGACTGTTTTGTGTGTGACAACATGGCTATTACGGGTGAGGTTGCTTTTAATTACAAGCATACCTCTGGCAACGTAGCATCTCTGAAAGATTTAATAGGTGTTGGCTTACTTAAATACCTAGAGAAGATTCCAGAACTAGGTCACATGATTGAGGGTTTAAAGCGAAGAACTATTACTGATACCCGATTGGCTGACACGTACCTGAGAGCAGGGAGAAGCCACTTATTACCTTGGTCACACTTGGGTATGGTTGATAAGTTTTGGCAGAATCCTACGCACCCTGAGTTCGCCAGACAGTATGATGGGTGGCGGTTATACAATGCTTTTAATACTGTCGCTAAAAAGTATAACCCAACACGTCAGATTGAGATGGTCAGTAAACTACATGAAACCATTATCCCAAAGGAGAAAGAGATATGCTTCTAACACCCGAAGAAAGACGCAAGGGTATAGGAGGTAGTGATGTTGGTGCAATCATGGGGGCTAATCCCTATTGCAGTATAGTTAAACTATACAAGGAGAAGAAGGGGGAGGTAGACCCCCCTTCTCTCAATCATGCTATGGAATGGGGTCATATACTGGAAGATGTTATAGCAAAGAAGTATGCTAAAGACAACAACTTCTATTTCGATCCTGATGCAGTACCATTAAACCATGACTCCGACTATGTACCTTGCCCAGATGCTAACAATGGTGTGATCTATAAGCCTAAGATTATACGCTCAGTTGAATATGATTGGGCTTATGCACATCCTGATTTCTTTGTGCAAATAGGTGAACCAGATCGCTATGAGTTGTCAGGCATAGAAGTTAAGACTGTTAGTGAAGGTATGTACCGTAAGTACTGGGCTAACAATGAGATACCGCCTTGGCAATACTACCAAGTGGTTTGGTATTCTATTATTACTGGTATAGATCATTGGAAGTTAGTGGGATTAGCACCTCATTTACGTTTATCTGGTGATCCAATATTGGTACATGATCTGTATATGGATGCTGATCTTAAGGCTAAGGTAATTGCTAAAGTCAAGAACTTCTGGACGTGTCTTGAAACTAATACATTACCGTATATAGAGAAGCCTAGTGAGGCTGACCTTAAGTTACTTTACCCTACTAATACAATGGATATGGTGCAGAGTAGTGGCACTGTAGACGCTGCTGTTAAGCGTTTATATGATGTGCGTATGCAGAAAGTTCCGTTGCTAGAGGAGGAGGAGTCACTTAAGAATCTTATTAAGTCGCACATGGGTAACGCTGGTAAGTTAATCAGTCAGGAGGGTGAGGAGTTAGCATCATTCAAGTCACCTAAGCCTAAAGTTAAGACTAATTACAAGGCTATTGTTGAGGACTTTAGGGAGATTTTGAAAAGAGAATGTTCTCCATTACAAGGAACATTTCATACAGTAGAACATAACCATACCAAAGGATATATACAATCACGTAGGTTTTTATTAAAAGCTAAATACTAGGAGGGTACATATGAGTGGTAATAACGGTAGTCATCCTGACTACTCAGGAGGGTCTATGCCTGAACATCTAGGCACATTCCCTGTAGCTGTAGGTTTGCACGTTATGAACCTAGAGAAGTTTATCAAGAACATGAAGCAAGCAGTAGATGAGGACAACGATGGCACTCTCTTGATGTACTTCAACAGGAATGACATACAGTTGGCAGATCATAAAGGAGTTATTCGTATTACATTAACCTTAGACTAGGAGTTAGAATGCCAGAGAAATCTAGTGAGAAGAAGTTAGCGGAGCTATACGCTACTTTCCAATCGAAAGACTTTAGAGAAGATATAGCTAAGTGCATTAAAAACAAGGGCAACATGGGTATGGATTACATACCTTGGCCTAACGTAATGGATAGGTTCTTTAGGTCTTGCCCTAGTGCAACCTATGATTTTCATACCTATGTTCTTAAGCTGAACCAAGGTGGTATCCAATGCGAAACGGAACGACCATACATGGGTGATAAGGAAACTGGTTTCTTTGTTAAGACCAGTATTACTTGCTTTGGTACTACACGTTCCATGACATCACCTATCTATGGCAAGACATTCACTACTGTTAACCTTAAGCCTAGTGCTAGAGATATACACAATGCTCAGATGCGTTGCTTGTGTAAGAACGCTGCTATGTTTGGTTGTGGCATAGAGCTATGGACTAGGGAAGAGGAGGCACAGCTAGAGGCAGAGTCAGAAACGCCTGCTAGTACTGGTCTGGATGAAGAGGACATTATTGAGGTAGCAACGGAAGTCTTTAATGCTTCGCCAGTACCGCCAGAGGGTACACCTGAACCAAGGTTTAATGAGGGTGTCCATCCAGACCAAGTATGTAAGAAGTGTGGTGCTGTTATGGTTACAAAGAATGGGAAGTTCGGTAGTTTCTGGGCGTGTCCTAATTATCCAGATTGTAAATTTACCGCACCCATTACGACATAATTATTATTATTATTATTATTATTATTATTATATATATATATATATAATATTAATTATTATTATTAATTATAATGTGGATTGGGGCTATGCCCCTTTCCGCAAACAGGAGATAATATGTCAGAAGTACCAGATAATATATTCTCCGCTACGTTTGCAGACAGAGATGTAGAGCGTGTCATCTTGTCTGCTATGATGCGTGACCGTATGGAGTCCTCTTTCTTTCTGGATAGGCTAGTCGTAGACGACTTCTACTACCGCCTACATAGAGAGATATACTCAGAGATGTGCGACACGTATAAACTAGGCGGTGACTTAGACTACATAACAATCAAGTCTAACTTCTCTAACCAGCAAAGGCATCAGGAAATACTGGAAGAGATACAAGACTACGCTTACGAACAACCCATACCTAACGAACAAGCCTGTAAGTTATTAAAGGAGTTCTCATCCAAGCGACTTATAGCCAGCCTATGTGCTAAAGCACAAAATTCCCTAAACGATAACTCAGATTCCTCTGCCGTTATCAGTTTATTACAGCAAGAATCTACAGAGATACTAAGATCACGTGACTTTCTATTCAACGAATCCTGTATATCAGAACCAGATGAATGGTTAGGAGAAATACAGGATGAGATGGATTCTGGAGAACGTAAGGCTAACGACTACGATGGCCCAGCTATAGGTATGCCATTACTAGACCTTAAGATGCACGGATTACAGGACATCAATGTTATCTCCGCACCTACGGGTCATGGTAAATCTATGCTTGCCCTTAATTGGGTAGTCCATATAGCCAGCAACGGATACGATGGGCGTGTCTTATATATAAACTATGAGATGAATCGCAAACAGTTGGCTAGACGTATACTAGCTATGGCTTCTGGTGTAACCTACGATGAAATATATAATCGTAAGTTTCGTAGTAGAGAAAATGCACAGGCTTATAACGATGCTAGGTTAGGATTATTAGAACGCAAGAACCTAATCATTACTGGCAACGAACCTAAAACACTAGGTACTACAATGGCTTTGATACAAGAACACGCTACCTGTAACAACGTCAGGGTTGTAGTCATAGATCACTTGGGTGAGATCGCTAGTGAACGTGATGAATACAACATGGAGCATTGGATTAAACTACAGAAGTATGTTAAGGAATTAAAGAACGTAACAACACGCCTAGGCGTTCATCTTATCGTAGTAGCTCAACAAAATAGAGAGGGTTATAACAATGGGTTAGGCTCTGCTGGTGGTCTTGGTAGAGTAGCAGGCACATTAGAGTTAAGCCGTATATGTGATTGTTTTATTAATATGTATACCACTAGGGAAGGAGAGAATGTTATATCGCTAGAGAAAAATCGTAATGGTGAGGCTTGTAAGTTTAAGTCTAACTTTGATGGGGCAAGACAACGTATAACTTTGGAGGGTATTATATGACTAGAGAATATGTAATAGGTAGAACCTGTCAAGAATGTATAGACGAAGGTAATCATCCAGATGGTATAGCCTATCTGTATGAAGAATGCGAACACCATAAAAATAGGCAGATCATGGTATTCCCTTCAAGAGCAGATGCAGTAAGATATGTTTATGATGAACTATACATGACTGAAGATGAAGTTATTATTATACCTAAAGAGGAAATGACTAATGACTAACA